TCAACGTAACATCATTTGACATTGAGGTGGCATCGGACGAGGGTTTCCCACAACCAGATGCTGCTGAATACCCTGTAATCTCTATTGCTATGAAGAACAATATTGATAATACATATTATGTCTGGGGTCTTAATGACTATGATGTATCAGCATCGCTAATGAAAGACAACCGTGTGATCTATAAGAAGTGCACGTCCGAGGCAGAACTACTCTCTCAGTTTATCTTACACTGGTGTCACCCAGTCAATTGTCCCGACATTATTACTGGCTGGAATATCAGATTCTTTGACGTGCCTTATCTGGTGAATAGAACTCTTAGGATTCTTGGCGAAGATATGGTTAAGAAATTCTCTCCGTGGGGATTGGTTGATCGCTATGATGTCAAGATGATGGGTAGAGAACAAACGACCTACGACCTTAAGGGTATATCAACTATTGATTACCTAGAACTGTTTCAGAAGTTTGGGTACTCTTATGGTAATCAAGAATCGTATCGACTTGACCACATTGCTAGTGTAGTCCTCGGCGAGAAGAAACTCTCTTATGCTGAACACGGCTCGCTGCACACCCTATACAAGTTTGACCACCAAAAATTCATTGACTATAATATCAAAGACGTTGAATTGGTTGACAGAATGGAAGACAAGATGGGTCTTATCACCTTGTGTCTCACCATGGCATATCAGGGTGGTGTGAACTATGGCGACACATTCGGCGTTACTTCTATATGGGAATCCATCATCCATAGGTATCTATATGCGAATAAGACTGCCATTCCTTTCTATGAAAACAAGATCAAGTCTGACTATCCTGGTGGTTATGTAAAAGATCCCATGGTTGGTCTGCACGAGAATGTAGTATCATTCGACCTTAACTCTCTGTATCCATCTCTGATTATGCAATATAATATGTCGACCGAGACTATTGCCAATGGCGAAGTCATGAATGTGGACATCGAGAAACTACTAGATGGTTATGAATTCCAGAACCCCGGCAAAGCTATCGGCGGCAATGGCCAGTTGTTTAGAACTGATAAGAAAGGTTTCATGCCAACTCTTGTTGACGGTATGTATAGTGAACGGGTTGAAATTAAGAAAGAAATGATTCAAGCTCAGAAAGAGTTGCAGAAGATAGATAAGAAAGATAAACAGGCTCTTTATGGCATCGAAAAGAGAATCAACATTGCTGAGAACAGACAGATGGCAATCAAGATTCTACTAAACAGTTTATATGGTGCTATGGGCAATAAGTACTTTCGATTCTTTGATCAGAGGATTGCCGAAGCAATTACACTCTCCGGTCAGCTTACTATCAGGTGGGCAGAAGTTGCCATTAACAAATACATGCAGTCTATTCTTAAAACCAAGAAGGACTATGTTATTGCAATCGACACAGATTCTCTCTATGTGAATATGGATGACCTAGTTAAGGCCGTTAATCCGTCCAATCCTATTGACTTTCTTGATACTGTTGCTAAAGAAAAACTAGAACCAGTACTTGCCGAGTCATATGATAACCTATACAAGATTATGGGTGGAATCGAAAACCGAATGGTCATGAAACGAGAAGTTATTGCAGATCGTGGTATCTGGACTGCTAAGAAACGATATATCCTTAATGTGTTTGATAATGAGGGTGTCCGCTATGCAGAACCCAAACTTAAAATCATGGGTATCGAGGCTATTAAATCCTCTACTCCAGAACCATGTCGTGATGCTCTAAAAGAAATCTTTAAAGTGATTATGGTATCCGATGAGGCGACAGTACAGAAGTCTATTAAACAATTCAAACAGTACTTCTGCACACTCCCTGCTGAGAAGATTGCATTCCCTCGTGGTGTATCCAATGTCTCGCAGTATAGGGATTCGGCTACTATCTACAAAAAAGGTACGCCTATGCATGTACGTGCTGCTCTAATGTACAATCATCTACTGGACAATTATAGTCTAAATAAGAAGTATGAGGCTATAAAGAATGGCGAGAAGATCAAATTCATCTATCTCAAGCAACCAAACAGCCTTAAGGAGAATGTTATTGGGTTTACTCAGTATCTACCAGAAGAATTTAAACTGGCTAAATACATAGACTATGAACTACAATTTGAGAAAACCTTTTTGGGTCCTATTGAACCTATACTCAAATCAATCGGTTGGTCGTCCGAACAGCAGTCCTCATTGGAAAGTTTTTTTGGATAACACTTTACTTTTGCCACAAAGCGTGGTATAATATACACATTAATGGAGAAAAATATGAAACTAGTAAGACTATCATCAGGTGAAGAAATCATCGGAAACGTAGAAGTGCATAGAGATAATAGTATCACTATCACAAATGGCTATAGCCTCATCCCAGCAGGGGAAGGTAAAATTGGATTTATGCCTTTCATGGCATACACTAAAGCAAAGGATGGAATCACAATCCCAGAAAGATTTGTTCTATTTACTGTTGAACCTAAAGATGAACTTTTGGCTCAAATTAAGTCAATGGACTCCGGTATTGTAGTGCCACCTAAGCAGGGAATTATTACGGGGGTTTAATATGCAACCAAAATATCCTATTTACATCATCTCTAAAGGTCGGGCAGACTCTAGGCTAACAGTCAAGAGTCTTGATGACATGGGTGCGATGTATAGAGTAGTCATTGAGCAATCTGAATACGAAGACTATGCTGCAGTAATTGATCCTAGTAGGTTACTAGTATTGCCGGAAGGGTTCAGAGAAGACCCAAGATGGGCCAGACGGTGCGAAGATACCGGATTACTAGGCGGCTCTATCCCAGTCCGAAACTGGGTATGGGAACATTCTATCAATGAAGGCCACAAACGCCACTGGATCTTAGATGATAATATCCACAATTTCTATAGGCTACATAATAATAGAAAGACTAAGATGACTACGCCAACCTGCTTTAGAGTCTGCGAAGACTTTACTGATAGGTATACCGATGTAAAAATGTCAGGTATGAACTATGCGTTTTTCTGCCCAGCGGCAACAAAGCGGCCACCATACTACCACAACACTAGAGTATATTCATGTATTCTATTGTCTAATGATGTATACGGTGAACTGTATTGGCGAGGTAAGTTTAACGAAGATACTGATTTATCACTAAGAGTTATGAAAGGTGGATATCACACGTATCTATTCAATCAGATGCTATGTGGTAAAGTTGCTACCCTGACAATGAAAGGTGGTAACACTAAAGAGGTTTATAATATCGACCATGCAGGAACTAAAGAGAGCCGTACTGGTGATAACTTTGATCATAGACGAGAGTTTGCAGAATCACTACATACTCAACATCCAGGAGAAGTTAAGATAACACAGAAATGGGGCAGATGGCATCATCATATTGATTATACCATTTTCCAGAATTGTAAACCCACTAAAAAGCCAGGGCTAAATATACCTAAGGGTAGTAACAACTATGGTATGAAATTAGTGAAATTAAAACACTCGGACACGTTAGATGAACAGGAGGAACTAAATGTCGAATAATGATTTAAATAAAGGAATTAACTATGAGCCACAAAATCTATTTGTGCTAGACGGTAGTGAAGAGGAGAGTACCCCGTATGATTGGGATGGTATGCCTGAATTCAACCAACCACAAGCAGAGGCATACAAGTTAATTAAGATCCGTTTTCGTAATGCAGAAGACTACAGGGAATTTGCAGAACTAATCGGTCAACGCAATATGACACCTAAGACCAAGAGTATTTGGTATCCCGTATTGGATAAGAAAGCTCATAGTCTGGATCGCTATATTGATGAAGACCAATTTGATGACATGGACATTGATGAAGTATTAGAATAATGAGAGTATTCATATTACCTTATACGTTTAGGTCATTCTTTTCGTATCATAAGAGAGCATCAGGCATCGACCAAGGCACACTGTGTCAGGTTAAAGCACTACAAGATGCTGGACATGACGTTCAGTTATATGCAGCGTTTACTGACCTCCAAGATCACCTAGCAGGTATTGCTTACTTTAAAGATGGTTTACCCGAGGGTGCTGATGTCAAGGAATATGAAAAATCAAAGAGAAGTGCCATAACTAATGATGTGATAAAGTCCATAAAACAATTCAAACCAGATGTGATTCTATCAAACTATTTGTTCAATACTTATCCATACGAGAAGTTAATGAATTTGGATATTCCAATCATTTTCTCATCAATGACCAACCCAGGGTTTTGGTCGGACTTAAATTCAGCAAGTCTTATGAATGATTTTTGTGAACAGGGCCATACATTTATTAACTGTTCAGACTATCATAAGACTAGAACCGAGAAGTTCTACTCCCGCTGGCCAGAATACAATGTCTCTATAGAGGATACGTTATTCTGTGCCTATACAGAGAGGGAGGATGTGGTTGAATCAGACGGTGTTGTCAGACA